TAGGAGTCGAAGTGACCGTAGGCGTTTGCGTGGAAGTATTGGACACAGAAACAGTTTGTGTCATTGATGGTGTTTGTGTCGGGCTTGGTGTATTGGTTGCAGTTTGCGATGGTGTTTGAGTCGGAGATGCAGTAACACTTGGAGTTGGCGATGGTGGATTTAATTCACCTGGTGCAAAGATTATATTTGAATTGTCCTCATCATTGGAGATGAATTCAATGTAATAATCATTTGTTGTCATTGCAGATCCTGCAACAAGAAGAGCCAAACCTGATTCAACTTTGTTATAAGCAAGTGCAGGATTCAAGTTTGTTGATCCTGAATACTGCTCATAGATTCCATAGATGTATTGACCCTCATATGGAAATGCAATTTCTCCAACACCTTGTCCTTCGATGAATTCAAATTCATCATAACGAGTTTGATGTGTGGAAAGATTGGGCAATATGAATGTAACTCTCTCTTTGCTCATTTTGTGAGTAAAGGAGAATAACCACTCAGGGGTTGCCAGTTCAGCGTTTTGCGAAACTGTGCAAACGATCTTATTTAGTTGATTGGTTTTAAGTAATAACATCTTACATAAAATAATCACAAGAGGACATAAAGTCCCCCTGTGATTTAATTTATTTGATTACTGAACAGTAATTCCTGCCACAACTGATGAAAGTGCTCCTGAGAGTTCGTTCATCGGATTTGGTTCAAGGTATTGAAGAGTAATATTGTAACCAGACTGATCACCAAGTGCCTTACCTGTTACAGAAGAACCAGCTGAAACATACATACCATAGGTTTGACCCAAATAGAAGTATTGTCCGTTGTTGTCTTCCATTACAACTGAAAGGTGCGGAGATTGAGCCAAGGTCTTAAGAATATTTCTCTTGTCTTGATCCAACTTATTGAAGTAAAGAACTAACTCGCCAGTATAGAATACAGTACCATTCTCAAGTGATGCATTCACAGTCTCAGTAAACTGAGATGATGTTCTGATCAATTCGAATTTGTAGTATGTACCTGTTCCTGAAATTTGCGTGATCGTGCTTCCTGTATTAGAAGTAAGGTTTAAAATGTTGTCAAAGTCTGTCATCCAAACTGTTTGTACACCACCCACTGCATCTCTACAACCAAGTGCGATTCCAGCATTTAAATTACAAGCCATCTTTATATTGATTTATTAGAAAAGTTTATGTTTTATGAATGATGGGGAGATGAACTCCCCACCATCAAATATTAAAGACCGTTAGTTACGAAGAACTGAGGAAACGCGATTGCAGTTCCCAATTTCCAGTTTACAGCCATTCTTACTTCTTGGAAGTCTTGTGACCACCACATTCTGTAAGTGTCCTCATCAGACATTAAGTCTGTACCAACAAGGAAATATTGTTGAGGTCCGCCAGCGATCAAATCTGATCCGTTTAATCCTGGAACACCAACAACTTTAATGTTAGTTTGAGGATGGAACACTTCATAAACTTGTCCTAAAGTTGGTTCAGAGAAATGGAAGTTGTTCACATTTCTGATTGAAACTAAGTAACATTTGAATTGTTGCTGACTCATGAAGATTACAAGATCTTCTCTACCATAGATGTTTCTGTCGAACTGATCGATGATGTTGTCGATTTGTGCAAGAGTCGCATAAGCCTTCTCAGTTACAGAAGAACCTGTAACAGAACAAAGTGCTGTAGCACCAGTCAATTTAATAACTCCTGCTGTGTTGTCCAATAGTTCAATGAAACCAGAGAACGCTGAAGTTGCAGAAGATGCATTCCATAACAAATCTTCATTATAACGCTTGATTTGTTTTGTTTGAAGATCAACAATAGCCTGCTCGAATGGAACATTCTCGTTGTATGATCCTGCGTTTAGGTACTGACCTAACCACAATGTGTTTAATTCTTGCAAACAAAGTGATTGATTCACCTTTAATGCTTGAACTGTAAGTGGAGAAACTGTGAATGTTACATCACCAGCGTCAGACCATCCACAAGTTGTACCAGTCTGAACTGAAAGTGTTTCAGAAAGCAAGTTTACATTCATTGTACCCTTGATTCCAGGGATCACATTTACATACTTCATTGTCTGAGGGGTAAGTACCGCTTCAGAGATGATGTCTGAGTTCAATTGATCCACATATGCACTCAAACCACCTAAGTCGTAGTTGAATGACATTTTTGAAAGATTCTTTTTCATCTTATTTTTTATTTTTTTTATTATTTTTTATGAGACATTGCCTCTCTCAATCTCTTGAATTGATCTAAACGATCACCCGTAGAGAAAGTTTCTGTTATGGTTTTTTGGTTATAAACCTTTTGTCCCGCAGGTTCTTTCGAAAACTTTTGGAACTTTGAATCTAATTCTGATTGCTTTGTTGAAATTGCATCAATCTTATTTTCAAGTTTCTTAAGTGCTTGAGAAAAAATCTCAGCGATCTCAACAGCACTCATCATTTCTTCATCATCTGTTTCTTCAACATTTGATCTTTCTGTGATCTTGCCATCTTTTACCATCACTCTGATTTTCACTTCTTCACCTTCAGAATCTTTAAGGATGATTTGGTGCTCACCATCTGGTGCTGGTGATTTCTCTCCGTCTTTTACAACATCGATTGCCTCACCCACATCAAAAGTTGGGGATTCCAAAATCGCTCCATCATAAGATTTTGCTTCAACAAATTTTCCTGCTGCTTTGTCTGCATCTGATTTTGATTGAACGCCTTGGATCTCTCCACCAACAATGGAAATAACTTTTCCATTCTCAGTTTCATAAGAACCATCAGCAAGAGCAGAAAGTGTTCCATCATAACCTACCATCTTCGCCATAGTACCAACTGCTGGCTCATCTGTGGAGATTCTGATCATCTTTCCATCTTTCAATTTTACATCAGCAAACTTTTCAGACATTGTTTCATCCTTGATGTCTTCTTTCTTCTTATTGTCCTCGATTTTTTCGTCTTCAGTTTTTTCCATCTCCATGTCACCCATTTTGATTTTTGCAACTTTGCCGTCTTCATCAACTTCAATTTCAGAACCATCATCAAGTTTGTGGGTTCCCGCAGGTGCAGGGATCATACCCTCGTCAGTAGCAACATAAATCGGTGCTCCAACTTCCAAGTCTCCATCGATCTTTACTGCAATTCCTTGTTCAGTTTTTGCTTCATAGAAAGATTGAGGTGCAAGTCCAAGTACCTTCATTATTTTGTCTATTGCTTGTTTACTATTCATCTGTAATTGATTTTAGTATTTGCTTTATTTGGTTTATTTTCTCATCTTGTTTTGAGAACACCGATTTTTCAGCGAAGAGACCTTCAACTGAATAACCAGTCAATTTATTTTCTTTAACTGCTTTCCAAACTTGGGGATCATCGATCTTCATTTGTACAAACCATGTTCCTGTTGGTAATTCAAAACCATACAAGTTTGATTTGTCTTTAATTGGATCATCTGAAATCCATGATTCAGTAATGTATACTTTGTCCGATCCTAACTTAATTCCATTGTGTTCAATGTTTGTTTCATCGGTTCTTTTTTGTTTCAAGAATTTGTCAGCAAGTCTTCTAATTGATTGTTTGGAGAAAAATACATAATAAAGATTTCCAAGAGAATCATAACGATGAATCATCTTGTTTGGAACCATTGCGGCTCCTATTAAAATTCTTTTCTCTTCATCGGCTACAGCAAAAGTCATCTTCTCTTTTTCAAGTTGAGAAAGTTTTCTTTCTGCCCATTTAAGTCCTGCTTCTCCACCCCATGCATCATACATCAATTTTCCACATCCATCATCATAAGATTTTGAAGATGTCAAATCTCCTTTATGTCTTGAGAGGTATGAATACATGCGTTTCAATGTGTCAACTGAGATGTTCTCACCCTTGCTGAGTTGAGATGCTCTCTGTTTTCCCACACCAGTTCCACAAGATCCCCATCCGTTTTTCTCAGCGTAGTCAACTGCTCTTTTTGCCGCATCCTTAACACCCTCAGGGTAGTCAGAAATAACTTCAGCAAAATCATCTTCTGTCATTTTGATTGGAACACAGTTTGGAACTGTGCGACCGTCAAGTTCCTTAGTGCCTATAGCCTCATAGCCAGGCCAACAACTCGATTCTAAACCATCATCTTCAGCAAATAAGTTTGGTCCTGTTCTTGGCATTCCTGGCTTCCATTGTTTGGATGGATTTGGTGAATTGATTGTTGTCTCAGTTCTTGTGTCAGGTTGTAGTCCTGTTGATTGTGATTCAGGACCTCTTTCAACACCTTTGGTTGAAGATCCTGAGTTTCTGATCTTACCAGTTGGAGCGTACCATAATTTAACCCATGTGTGTCTACAGTTAAATGATCCTCTCCAAAGGAATATATTGTAAAATCCAAATTCAGGATTGGCTACAGAGTCAGTTAGTTGATCAATGTCTTCTTGTCTGTAAACTCTATTCTTTGAAAGCATGTCAGAACAGAACTTTCTATTCTTCTCATCTCTCGGTCCAACATACTTGAATCTTATTCTGTATTGATCGTTGTCAAGAAATGATGGTTCATTGGGATCAGAGAATCTCTCCTGAGTCATTTTATGGACCATTGCAGGGGTTATTTTCTCTACCTTGAATACTTCCCAACCCTCATTGATTAGTTGAGAATATGGTTCTCCCAATTCGTCTAATTTTGGGTTGTGATCACAGAAGTCATCTTCTTTGTAAATGTATTCAGGTTCCAATCTTTCTTCTTCGTTATTGAAAGCAACCCATGTTTCCTCATGTGCAGGGCGTGAGACAAGTGAGATTGCTTCAATCCCACTCTCATCGAACTCATCATCGATGAACAATTCAAC